CTATATTTACGTGTTGTCATCTATCTACCTATCGGCTGTAGTGGACGCGGGTTGGGTATTGAAGTTTCTGTTTTAGAGATTCTTCTTCAAGGCGTTGCAGGTACAACCCTTGTAAGTTTTTTGTTACGCTTGTTCCCGTTCCATACGGACGCTTTACGTCTAGTTCGTCAGCAGCAGGGGAAGAGATAGTGATACGGGCTGGGTCTACATAAGATGATAGACGCCATGCAGCACCGTAAACAACTACGTCTTTCATGGACGCAGGTAAGCCAGTTGTGTTTTCAAAGTCATCAGCATTGGCTGTCATCAGCCCAGGAATGTGTGCGTAGATAATGTTCATAGTTCTACCAGGTAAAATGTTGTCATAGACTGAGACAGACTTACCTGTAGGGAAGGCAGTTGCATATGCAAGTGGGTCCCAACGCCATTGGCGAATAGGTAGCCATTCTTTAGTTGGTCCAACTGATTGCCATGCCATTGAAAGAATCTGTACTGCATCTGCTGGTACTGCGTACGTTGTACGGCTAGCAAGGAATGATACTGCAGTAGAACCTACTGAGAAAACTTTAGGATATACAGCATTGATAGTGTCATTGATAGCACGCTTAACTGCATAGCGTGGGTAGGTAGGAGTAATAGTTACCTTTACATTTATATCATGTGCTGCTGCAGTTGTACCGTTATACCCGCGACCAAAAGGCGCGATGGTAATAGTATTTGCTTGACGGTCATATGCATCTACCCATAACATTTCATCATCAATTTCAATAATACCTTTACCGATGTTATCAGTTGAGGCTACGTTAAGTACTAAATCACCGCTAGTTGCTGCGGATGTAAGATAGGTTACTCGGTCTTGACGATAGGTAAAACCACTAAGGTCAAGTTGTACATCATCTATTAAGTTATTAAATGTTGTCATTAGGAAGCAACCGTTCTTAGTGCGGTAACAGCCTCAAGGTATTTGGCTGGGTCGGTAATGCCAGCAAGTTCGCTGCATACGGCATTGTGTCCTTTGTAGTTAGGATGTTTGCGTGTAGAACTAGCCTTATAGTTAAGTGAACCTAGTAAGCCTGTTCCTGGTGCAGTTCCTGACCATACGTTGCTTGCGCCTTCTTCATCTTTATACGCTGTCTTAGCAGGGTACTCACCGCCATTAGCAAGGCGATTGAGTTCATCGCATAGTGTAGAACCAGGGCGACCATACAAGGTATAAGTAGCGCCATTGTAAATTGCAGTTCCATATGTTGTCATTACTTACCTTTGTTTCGTGCGCTAATAGCAGCAGCCTTTGATTTAGCATCTGACTTTGATGACGCCCCCCACGCTTGAAGCGATAGCAACAAGCGGGTAGGGTCACCATTAGGTTTACGTTCTGGTCCAGGCATACCACCCATGCGAGCAAGAAAACTTGCTCTACGTGGGTTATCACCAGACTTAACAGGTGGCTTAAGATTTGAACCTTGAGCCTTAGCAGATGCACGTCCCTTTGCATTTAGTCCACCCGTAGGTGACTTGCCTTCTTTACGCTGCCATGCTGGTGAGTTAGCCATTTATTTTCCCTTAACCTTTTTTAGATTTGGATTTGCTTTTTTTGCTGCTGGACTTGCCTTGCGCGTAGATGCTGCAAGGATTGCACCAGCAGACTTCATAGAGACGTTGCTTTTTTTAGCAATGCTCTTCTGTGCTGTTTTAAAACCCATGCCCTTAGGCATTACTTTTTCATACCCTTGCTGTCATAGCGACGGCCTTGAAGAATTGCACCTGCTGCTTGACCAAACTCAGCCTTAGCATTATTGTCTTTAGGTTTAACACCCATGACAACACCTTTATTGGTAGTGCGTGGCGTGTTCTTAGCCTTATCTGCATCAAGTACATCTTTTACAAGAGCCTTTGCATACTGTCCAGTTTCTTTGACAGCATTAGTAAAGTAACCAACTGGTTTATATAGTGGGTTTATTTTTGAACGGTCTTCTGCTGATTTGCGGTCAGCCATAATTAAATCTTACGTCCACCTGAAGGCTGAGTGTAAACACCCTGCACTACTGTTGCTGGACCATTTGCAGTACCTCCGCCTGAGCGAGGTGCTGACATAGGGGCAACTCCTGGGCCAGGCTTAACTTTATAGTCGCTAGTAACAGAAGACTTATCTGTTGCAGCACTACGTGTTTTGGCTGGAATAACTAAACCAGCCGCTGTCTCATTTGATTTCATGTATTCGTTAGCCATGTTTAGTTTCCTTTTCCGTATGGGGGTGGTACATCAAAGCCTTTAATAACGTCTGCGCTCTGACCTGCAGCAACGCGTACGTTTGCTTTAACTGTTACTCTATCTTCGTTACCTTGAGCATTAGCCATAGTGCCGTTGCATCCGCACTCAACACACATAGTTACTTGCCCTTTTTCATAATCTTATTTTTAAGAGCCATGTCCATTTTCATATCTGCTTTAGCAGATGGCTTCTTCTTATCCATTGCTACGTCAGCCTTCTTAAAGGCTGCCTTTTGCATTGGCTTCATGCCCTTCATTACTTTTGCATCTTGCTTCTTGTCTGACATTGCAGACTTCTTTGCCATTGCCATTAGGCTATTCCTCTCAGTGGCGAACTTGCGTCATAGGCGACACCTGTTCGATTGCTTACGTCAATTGATTTTTGTATAGCCTTAGTGCTAGTACCATCTGGCTGTATGCCCTGTGCTCTAGCCTGTCTATACAAACCTAGTTCTTTGTCCCACTTCTTTTGAGTGGTACCGCTTGCTATAATGTTTCCTGCTGCATCTCCAGTTGCTAGTTCTAAAGTTGCAACTTTGCAACCAAAGCAACCTTCTACAAATTCTGGATGTGTTTGTCTTTGATGTAAACTCATTACCCTGTCCTTACGTTTGCCCCGAACCCTTGGTCTGTTAACTCTTGATATACACCTGAAGTAATTTCATACTCACGTCCACCTAAGTAAAACAACTCTGCGGCTTTCATTACATCTTCTGTAGGAAATGCAGTCTGAGACCATACGCCACCATTGCGCATAAGACTTTCACCACGGTTTAAGCGGTAACGAATAAACAAACGTCCACCGCCTGCTGGACCGTACTCCACCACAGGTGGGGTTAGATAGTACTTAGTCATTAGTCTCCTTAGTTGACTTACCACAAAGCAGGGACATTACTGCCCCTGCTCTGTTGTCAATTAACTATTAGTAGTTGATTGAAGAAGAAGTCTCAATGCGATAGAGCGCTTCATCACGGTAGATAGCGTGTCCAAGTACGCCGTACCATCCAAGTGGACGGTGACGCATCAACTTATCAACGACTGGTCCGATAACAACATGTGGTTCTTCAGCAACGGCTTCAGCAAGTGCTTGCTGTCCAGCGAAGTATGTGTTATAGACGTTTGTCTCATGTGTGAAAGTGATAGACGCACCAGATGTAACCTGTGTAGTGATAGCAATATCAATTGTTACTGAAGCAGTACCAACTGCAGTTACGTTTGCACCTGTTGGTACGTTAGTACCAGCAACAAGGTCACCAATAACAATGCCTGATGTAGAAGTCAAAGCAAGTGTTGTTGCTCCGACTGCACCTGAAGCAGTTGTAGTTGTAGTAGATGTTGTCTTACCAGCACCTCTTAGGTCGTTGTATAGACGAGGTGATTCAACATAGAATGCACCTTCGTATGTACCAATTTCTCCAGCCCAGATAGAATCGTTGCTCTGGTATTCGTGTGGCTGACGCCATGAACCCACACCAGTCTCAGCACGAAGGTCGTGTGAAACTTCAGGGTGGATACCTGCCCAGTAAAGTGAACCCTTACGTGGGATAGCCTTGTTGGCACGTAACTTAGCAGTTGTCTTACGAGCAAGTGCTGAAGTGAATGTGTCAGAAGATGTCAGAGTTGCTGTTGAAGTACGTGTTCCGCCGTATAGTACGTTAGTACCTGTGCGTAGCACGTTCTGTGCAACAGTATCAATTGAGTCTGCCATGTTGAATGCGATGATGTTAGCAATTGCTGGGTCTACATCAGCAAGGCTGAAGAGTTCCAAAGCACGTGTAACAAGAACAGCATTACCATACTCTGCAAGAGTAATGGTTGTGTATGTAGGTGTAGCAAGTGCTACTGCATCTGGGTCAGTCTGCTCTGTTAGAGTAGTGGTCTGTTGAGACAAGTCAACATAACGCTGCAAAACAACAGATGAACCAGGGATGCTTTGACGTGCAGGAGTCTTATCGGCTACTGAACGAATGAGTGGTTGTGCACGGAGCGCGAACTCGATTAGGCGGTCATACGCCTTTTGTACGAGACCTGCGCCACCAACTGTACCGCCGAGTGAAGCGGAGCCTGTGGTTGTATATGCATTGGCCATTTATTGCACCTCCTTATGAGGGGTTAGATTTCGGTTGGGTTTAAAATTCGCCCGACTGAATCATTGCTATAATCTCTTCTGCGCTAGCAGCGTTATTGATACGTAGTAATGAATCAGCAGCGCGGTCAGGCGTTATCGCCTGCTGCGTTACAATGTCCTGCTGCCGTAGGGCAGCACGGTCAAGGGTATTAGCAGGCTGTTCCGCTGCCTGACGTGTTTGAAGTCCGAATACTTCAGCGTTATCATCAATCCAGTTAGAAACTGAATCTTCTGTAAAGTCGCCTTCTAGTTCTCGTGCAATCAAACGCGCAGCCTTTGGACTTACGCCTTTGTCTTCTAGGACTTTCTTGATGACTGATTCTTTCTGAGCCTTTGAGAAACCCTCAAGTTGGTCAGTTAGGTCTTTGATACGTTTTTCATCTGCACGCTTGGCTTTACGCAGTTTCTTTAATAAGTCACTGCCATCCATGCTGCTTTCATTGACGTCTGTATCATCTTCATCTTCATCCCAGTAATTGTTGCTCATAGCAACCGTCCTCCCATATTTCATTAGTTGAATCGCAGACCTCAGGGCTATGTCGGGGAACATAGTCTGGCTTCTACTCTCGGTCTTATACGCCCCCTAGGGCCGATAGGTCTAGGTGGGGATTCTTATTTAAAAGGCGCCTTGTATATTTCTGTTTAGGCTACCCGCTTGTGAGGAAACACCACTGTCACCCATAAACTTGGCACGTTCCATAGATTTCAAACGCTTACGCTGCTCGGCAGCAGTTACGTTATTCTTCATGAACTCTTCTTCACCAGTTTTTTGTGTATAGTCAATGCCTGCTTCTTTATAGATGTTGCTTAGTTTTCCTGATGTAGGTAATACTTCGGCTACGTTTGCGTAGCCAGCACGTGCACCTGCAAGGTCAACACCATACTTAGCAAGGTCAGTTGCCGTAGTTACATCAGCAGTTAGGCCTTGACCTAGTGCAGC